AGTAGGTTTAATGTGAAGTGTAAGATGCTTCGCCCTGTGGTAGATTTTTTATATTAGGCAGGACGATCGATGTTAGATGTCTGCTCTAGGTATCTCTCTGTGCGACCGATACGCTCATCGTCTTCGACATACCAATTATCTGTCTCGATGACTTTCGCTACAGCGATCTTCTGAGCTACTCTATAAGCAGAATCGTAGCTCTTAAATGAGTGACGAAGTTGAAGCCAAGAGTCGTATCCTTCTGCTTTCGCTACGATGTTAAATTGAGGACGTTCTTCTGTGCCTCCAAGATCAAGTTCTACAACTCGCGATTGATCTTCGATAAGAATTTCAGCTCCTACTTGAGCTAGTTCTGAGATTTTGATTTTCATTGTCGTGTTTTTTTAGGTTATTCTCGGCGTTTCTCGCTTCGATATGACAGATAAAGTAGTATAAAATGACCCCCGTCAATGGCATATTTCACTTTTTTTTCACTTTATTTTAGGCACAAAAAAGCCCCTCCCGTCTAGCAGGAGAGGCTGATAAGTGATAGCTATATCGACTACGCGTTTGCGATCTTTTCGCAGGCGTTAGTATTGATGATCGACTCGTCTACGCTGTTGAAGACGCGAAGGACATCGCTCTTGATTGGCTCATCGCGATACTGCTCTGCAGAGAAGACGCCGCCGTCTGCGCTGTAGGATAGTGTGCGACCGAAGCCTCCGTTGGCGAAGTCGCCTCCTGCTACTTGACCTACGAAGTAGGAATCGGTAGACCAGATCTTGGAGCGAGATGCTGCCTTGCCCTTGGCTGCGCTATTGTAGCGAGTAGGAGTGATGATAATTTCATTCACACCTAGAGCGTCGAGGATGACTTGACGATTGCTGTATTGACCGTTGCCGTTGAAGATTCCACGGACGTCGTCTGTGTTGAGCATAGCGTTGAACAGAGAAGTCTCCATGATGAGCGCGATGCCATCGTAGAAGCCGTTACCGTTGAGACGCTCTACAGCGTTCTGGATATCCGCGATAGGTTTAGCTGTATCGCTAGTAGCCATAGTAGCTGTAGCGTTTGTGCTGTTGAAGCCTGCTGCTGCCATTAGAGCAGCTACACGAAGCTCGTGACCTACCATGATGTCGCGCTGTAGCTTCTTAGCGATAGCTGCTGCGGAATCAGAGATGCCGTCGTCGCTTGCTTGCGTTACGTCTTCGTCAGGAAGTAGACCTTCGAGAGCGTATTGCTTGCAAGAGTAGTCTTGCTGACCGTATGCGAAATCGCGACGTGCGAAGGCAGAGCCTGCAGCGCGAACTTTAGAAGCGTTGAGATCGAACTGATCGTCGCCGAAAACAGGATACTGACCGCTCTTGGTCGCGACATCGCGAACAGGAAGAATCTTAGTCCCTACGAATTGGTTTTCGCCGATCTTGTTAAGAGCCTCGGAGAGAACTGGGTTGAATGTGGCTGATGTATATAAGCTCATAAATCTATAGAATTAGAAATTAGTGATGAAGAGGAAGAACTTCGATGACGTCGCCATCTGCAGTTGCTGCCGTGAGAGTGATTCCGATCTTGTCACCGCTTGAGCCAGACGCGCTTAACTTGCCGTCAGCATCGCCGTAGACGATGTCACCGATAGCGAGAGCTTCTGATGCAATAGCGTAGGAAGAACCGCCGCCGTGAGTGAGTGAGATAGTTGCTGCTTCGCCAGATGCGACAGGAGCTACGGTAAATCCGACCTTAGGTTCGGATGCAGTTGCTGTCGATTTAACGACATCGCCTGCAGCATCGACTTTGACGAGAAGATAAGCATCTAGAGCTTCTCCTGCTACGAAAGTGCGAGCATTGTTTGATACAGTTGTTGCTGACATAATATTAGTTATTTTGTTGGGTTAGATTTGAAAGAGTTCTGGACGATCTTTGCCGAGGCGAAGAGTCGCTGCGAACTCGGAGATTTTGTTTTCTTTTGCAAATTCTGAGATGATCTTGGAGCGATTAGCTTTGCTAGGCTCGTAGTCACTATCGCCTACAGATGCTTGAACGAGATCAGAACCTTCGATGAGCTTTTCGAGAGTGGCGACCTTCGAGGATAGCTTGGATGCTTTTGCTTCCATCTTCTCTTGATCTTCGCCCATCTCTTTTTCCATCTCTTCGAGCTTAGAATTTAGTCCGGCGATCTCTTCGAGCTTCGAGGCGATCTCCTTTTTGAGTTCTTCGACCTCGTCTTCTTCGACGACTTCTTCTTCGACTTCAGCTTCGTCTTCTTCGACTTCAGCTTCTTCTTCTTCGACGACCTCGTCTTCTTCGACTAGCTCTTCAGCAGCCTCTTCGACTTGAGCTTCTTCGTCTTCTTCGGCGAGAGGAGCAGAGCTTTCATTGAGTTTAAATTGTAGCTCTTCTACGCGAGCCTCGGAGTCGGTTACACTAAGCGCGAGAGTTTCATTCTCCTGCTTTAGCTTTTCGTTCAGTTCAGTTAGTTCTGCTTTTGTCATCTTGTAACTAGGTTTAGTGTCAATTTTAGAAAATAACCCTCGCTGATTAGCAGCAGGAGAGTCTACGAAATCCGCGCTCGATACTTCTTCGACGCGAATAGATGGATATTCAAACAGCGCATTCTCTGGGGGATTGTCTTCGTCGTATAGACGATCGCTGTCGTTATTAGGAAAACGTCCCATGGGAACATCTCCGTCCGGAGTTGCCCATGTGATGTCTGCCTCGAAAACTATGCTTAGTCCAAATCGTTCAGGCATCTTCTCAGCCATCTCGAATAGTCGATTGTATTTGCGACTGTCGTCCTCTCGAAAAGAGTCGAAGGCTTGGAAGTCTCCTAGAAGCCGATCTCCTTCGATTCGAAAATTGTTGAACATGCCTATCTCGCGAGTGAGGCGATCCTCGAAGAGTGCGCCTCTGTGCGTGATATAGGCAGGTAGATTAGTGTCTTCTAGCTCATTGATGATCGTCTCCAGAGATTTACCATCGACGTAGAGTCCGTGACCTAGAGCCGACCCTACTGATATGAGAGCGACCGAGCGCATAGTCCCGTCCTCGTTATTGACTTGAGTCTCCTTGTTAGACTCTACTCCGAATGCAAATTGTCTCGACATACTCTGAGCCGCTTTGTCAATTTTCTTGAGTTTCGAGATCGCCCAGTTCACTCCGGACGAGCCTCCCCATGCGTCCCACATGAGACCGCCGCATCCTTCAGAGTAAGGAACGTCCTTGCTCTTCTGATGCCGCTTGAAGGATGCCATACGAGCGATAGTCTCTCGACTGATCTTCTCGCGCTTGGCTAATTGATTAGCTCGCGCCCATCCCACAGGAGTCCCGCATTTATTGTCCTGATTCTCGTCCTTATATTTCAAGGCTCGTTTCGCGTTATTCGTAGCTCCTTGAGGATAGTCGTTGTAAGTCTCTGCCATGATCTATGCTTCTTGTTCTGCGCCTGCGCTCGACACGACCTCTGAATAGTTGCCGCTCATTGATGTAGGGAATGGATTGATTAGCTCTCGCCATTCGATACCTGCGCCTTCGGCGATCTCTTGAGCCTTCTTAATGTTCTGCGCCTTCCTCATAAGAACCTCCTCGGCAGTATAGCCGAAGGGAGCCGTGATGTCGTCGAGCGACATAGCTCCGGCTCTGAAGTATTCCATATCTGCCTTAACCTGCGCCGCTCGATTTATCCATCTGAACGCCGGACGCTGCCAGCGAACCGCGAAAGGATTAGAAGCTAAGGATACGTCGATCTTCTCGCTAGCGATCTGCTGAGAGAGCCAGCGACGGTAGAGGCGGCTCATGATGCGAATGAGATCAGACTGATAGCTCTCGACTGTCTGCTGATACTGAAGGACGACGCCTTGAGATGCAGAGAACGAGCTTCCGCCGATCTCCATGAGTAAGAACTCAAGTGGAATGCCGACCGCGCTGCCGACCTTACGCAACAGATAGGAGACCCATTGGATCCCGTCTACGTTCGGACGTCCGTTCGCGCCGATGACGCTGATGTCTTCTCCCGGCTCTAAGTAGTGAAAGCGTCCCGGCTGGAACTCTTCGAGATTGCCCAGAGCGTCCTGCTCGCTTCCGTCTAGTCGATTCTGTAGCTCGAACTCGTAGGAGTTCTCGCGCTTAACTGCGACCGCCAGAGATGCGCTGACTTTAGCCGCCATCATCTCGACGCGATCATATTCGTCGCAGTCCTGTAAAGTGTTAATCACCGACGATAGCTCTGGAACGCCTCTGTATTGGCTAGGACGGACGCGACGTAGGAAAGGGATGAAGTCCCTAGCCGGTATGATCTGCGTGTCTCTGAGAGTGCCTGCGACGCGATTACCGACTGCGTAGGAGACAGGCTTGCCCATCTTGTCGATCTCTACGCCGTTCTGAAATTCTGATTCTTCGTTCGATGTGAAGGCTCCGCTAGGGTTGCCGATCCGAGATCCGTCTACGAATTGAACCTGATCCTTGCCGACGATCAGACCGCAGTCGCCGTAGAAGAGGAGCGAGTCGATCATCTGCTGCTGCATCTCGCGCATATCCATCATGCACGTTACTTCCGGAGACTCTGCGAACCTGTTCCAGCATTCGAGAATGTGAGCATCCGTGTCGTCGTTGCCGGTAGATGGCTGCGGGATTAGTCCCCTGCCTACGATGTCTGCCTTACGCAGTCTCGACAGCGAGGCGACGACAGGGTTATTCCTGCGGAACTCTAGGCATGTAGAGATCATGCGATCTCTGTCGTATTCGTTAAGCTCGATCTCTTCAGACCTCACAGGCAAGGTTCCGCGCTTTGCTCTGTATCGAGTATTGCGAACCGCGTCATAGCCTTGAAAGGCTCTGACGAATTGCTTGAATGCAAAAGAGACTCTGCTCGGTTTTTTCTTTGTTTTGTTAGCCATTGAAATTTTTGAGCGTGATTCGATTGCGACCTCGACCTCCGAGAGTCTTGTCCTTCAGAGCGATGAGCCTGTCTAGCTTCTCGACCTGTGTGATCAGACTGCCAACGTCTGCTAGGGAGAATGTCTGGTCTCCGATGCTGTAGGAAGTGACTCCCTCCTCTGCGAGTTTTAAGATCGCAGTCAAGAGCTTGTCTCGTATCGCGATCAGTTGAGCTGTAGTAGTAGTAGACGCCATCGTCTAAGGCTCCTATGTCAATATACGAAAAAGCCTCCCTGCTTTCGCGGAGAGGCTTTGGAGTGTGGAGTGCTAAAGCTCTAGCATTTCTCTAGGTCGCTAGGCTTAACTTTGAAAAAGCCGAGACCTCCGGAGCGATCCCAGCAGTTGTAGTAGATCTCTCCGGTCGTGTAGTTCTTCATCATCGTAGCCTTGACGATTTCTCCCGCTTCGATGGTTCCGGATGCAAGAGTGATTGAGTTGAGTAGTTTGTAGTTCATGGTCGTGTGTTTTTTTTAGGTTATTCGAGGCGTGAATCGCTCCGATATGAAAGATAAAGTAGGATGAATTTGATCGAGTCAATACCTTATTCACTTATTTTTCACTATACTTTAGAGACGCTTACCTCCGGAAGTTTGTGGCTGTTTCTTTGCACGTCGGCATCGATCGTATAATGCTCGGCATACTTGTTGAGGAAAGCGTCGAGCCAATCGGCATTGTCTGCGTAGCGGACGAACTTGACCTTGATGCTGTCGTCGCACTTCGCGACCATCTTGAAGGTATACTTGAAATCGCAGAAGCTCTTTTCGTGTTTGTTGTAGACGCGAGTAGTGAAGCTAGCCTTCTTCTTTTCGAGCTTGGCTAGGCTCTTCGCTAGGCTGTCCGCTACGATCTTGCGACCTCTTACGAGAGCGTCTGCATAGTCTACGTTTTGGAACGTCTCCTCGACTACGTAGATGCTCTCGATGCGATGTCTGCGATTCGCGCTCATCCAGTCTTCGATCTTGCCGTTCTTTACGGCGAAGATGTGATCGCTTGTAAGAACCGCGACCGTGTTATTTTTGAGGAACTTCCGTGCGCCCTTCATGAACTGGCAAACTGTTTTGCCATTGTAAGAATCTAGCCCGCTCTTGTTGAACTTGAAAAACTTGCTGTAGACCGAATCGTAGATTCTTCTCTGGCATCCTTGATTCAGTTTGCGACCTGCGTCTGCCATAACAGCTTGAGCATCCTCGAACTTGATGCCTGCGATAACGGCGAGAGTTACTACTGTGCAGGCGTTGTCGTCGTTTTTGAAGGCTTCGCTTTTTTTGATAGTGTCGTGATTCATGAGTCGTGTTTTTAGGTTTTTTCTAGGCGTTAATCGCTTCGATATGACAGATAGAAAACTACTAAGATCGTCGAGTCAATACCTTATTCACTTTTCTTTCACTTATTTTTAGGCACGAAAAAGCCTCGCCCAGACACGACTCCGGACGAGGCTCAACCTATTTTATTTATTACACGTATGACACAAAGTGTTAGAGATGAAAGATGCCGACATGATTGTCGAAAGAGTTGTCGCAGAAAATCGCATTTTCGAGCCTGTTCTGGAATGACTTGTTCTTCGCATTGAAGACCTCGAAGTTTCTCGATACTGCGAACTGGCGAGTCTCGCTGCGGAGATAGCGGACGATGTCCTCGATGCGTCTGACAGTCGCGACGTAGACATGATCTGAGTAGTGAATAGAGACGTTAGCGTAAGTAGTGTTTTTCATAGTAGTGTTTTTTTAGGTGATTAAAAATTAGAGTGTAGGATGCTCTGCCCCGTGAGAATTTTCTTAGCCCTCGTAGTCTTCGACAGATGGGAGAGTGTCGCGATACTGAATCAAGTCAGCGATGATGTCGTCGAGAACTTCGCGACTGTGCTGGCAACGATCGCAGAATTTCAAGTTGCCTTGAACGAGACTATTGATCTCGTCTTTGATTTCGTGATGGCTAGGCTTTGCGGCTTTAGTTTGAGTAGTCATTGTCGTGTATATTTTTTAGGTTTTTTCTAGGCGTTAATCGCTTCGATAGAACAGAGTAAGTAGGACAAATTTGAGCGAGTCAATACCCAATTCACTTTTTTTTCACTTTTTTTTATACCTACCAAAAGCCTGTAGAACTGCGGCTTCGCGTCGATGCGTCGCGCTTTCTGGGAGGACGCTCGTCAAACATTGTCGGCATATCTCCTCGATCGATTCGAGCTATGCCTATGAACTTGGATAGAGCGCGAGCGAGGATCTCGCAGTCCCATAAGTGATCTCCCTTGCTGCGCTTCAACTTCTTCACGACTTTAATGTGACCGCTTCGATCTGTCTCCTTCGTCCAGTAAGTCGCGAAGAGCTGATCGTAGTAGACCTTCGGAGTGTCCGTGAAAGTGTGGAAGCCGGAGAGCTGCCGAGAGCGCATCCGAGAAAGCTCCTCCTCGTAGATGCTCTTGTTCACGTGAAGGTATCGAATCTTAGATCGACCGCCTCGACCTTTCGTGTCT